GTTATCAGCTATACTTATATCTATACAAGAATTTTATTTAAGATTTAATGAGCAGTTTAAGCTACGACAGTTAATTAAAAAACAGTTCGAGCATTACTTAGATCCTAGACAAGTTGCACGATTACAAAATAATCCAGAGTTACTTAAGTTAGGAGGTGAAAAGCGAACTTGTACGTTTTTATTTACTGACGTTAGAGGATTTACAAACTTGTCTGAAAAGTTAGAACCAGAGCAAGTTACTAAAATTATGAATAAAGTTCTTACTGAACAAGTCAATTGCATACAAGCACACGGGGGTATGGTTGATAAGTTCATAGGCGACGCATGCATGGCTATCTTTAACTCCCCCCTAAACTTAGATGAACATGAACAACGTGCCGTCGCCTGTGGCCAGGACATACGTACTTGCATTCATTTGTTACAAACTGAATTACCTGAGCCAATAGCTATAGGTATAGGTATAAATACTGGCGAAGCAATAGTAGGTAATATGGGCTCGGACTCTCGTTTTGACTATTCGGCCATAGGAGATGCTGTGAACATAGCTGCACGATTAGAGAGTGCAACTAAAGAAGCGGGTGTAGATATATTAATTGGAGAACGTACAGCACAGAAGGTAGACAAATGTTGCTTACACGATACGATAAAAGTAAAAGGTAAAGCAAAAGCTTTGAAGGTGTATACTATATAGATGGCTAGAAACTATAAAGGAGAATATGCAAACTACCATTCTTCTCCTGAACAAAAGAAAAGACGTGCTGCTCGTAATAAAATACGTAGACAAATGTTAAAAGAAGGTAGGGTTAGAAAAGGAAGTCAAATAGATATACACCATATAGATGGAAATCCTGCAAATAATTCACGAAGTAACGTAGTTTTACAACACAGATCAAAAAATAGGTCTTTTAAGAGAAAATGACCTCACAGTATTTATTGTAAGACGTTTTAAGCACATGGTCCTTGTGCAGACATCAAAAACATGTGTAATGCGTTAGAGAGCTTCTACGTAGCTCCTACACCATTTTAGTTTTTTTTAAGGTTTTAAGTAGTCTGTTTAGATACCATTCTGCTTTTTTAAGGTCTTCGACCCCTTTCTTAGCTTCATACCGCCACATATACTTTTGTATGTTACCTTTTAAGTAACCTTTGAAAGCTTCTGGTGTCATACTAGCTTCTATTGCATCTATACATTCTATGCCTCCCATGTTGTAGTGAGGTGGTGAGTTAACCATGTCTGTCATTTTTGTCTCCTAAACAGTGTTTTGTAAGTGCTTGTATAAAATCTTTAAATGCAACTGCGTTTTTATTAAATTCTTTTAAAGTAATTTCTTTAAGTTTAAAATCTTCAGTTACGTACACAAGATCTCCAGAACCAAATACTACGTATGTATATACATCATGCTCTGCTTGACGCATCAACCAAAGTCTTTGTTGTTGTGATAAGTTAATTTTTATTTTAGATGTTTTTTTTAGTGGCAATTTATCTTTGTATTTATATTCTATCCAACAATGATTATTAGGGCCTGAGTAATAAGTATCAGGCACACCGCCATGATATGGATCATTTATCTTCCAACGATAAATTTCTTTAGACAAGTGCTTATGCACTTTGTTTATGAACTCCTTTTCTTGCACATAAAAAGTATACCATACGTACTTAGGTGCGACAGTATAGGTCGCACCCGTACGAATACTTATCTAGGAGTTGTTAGCAAAAGTCTTTTCGTAAAAACTTTTTGCTACATTATAAGTTTCTTCTTTTAACCAACCTACATTAGATACAGCGATATTCATAAATCGTTGTCCTGTTTTATTAGCAGTTTGAACTGAAGCCATTTTCCATAAAGAAGCAAATCTATCGCCACCTAATTTCATAATTTGAGTATTCCATTCTCTAGATACTCTTAACTTAGAAATTGCGCAATCAAACAAGAAAGGTATTTCTGATATATCACCTGACTTTTCATCTACTTTTAACAAAGTATGAGTTTGCGTTCTGTTTATATCATAATCTTCTACCTTAAGATTTTCGCTTTCTAAATGTTCTAAAGCTTTATCTTGTGTAGGAAATGTACCTACAAGTCCGCCACCTTTTTCTAATTGTTTCCACACAACAAATTCTTCTTTGAAGTGCACATTAACTAGATAAAGTTCTTTACCGTAGTTTTCTTTAGTTACAGTATTAATGAAGTCGCCAACTTTAGCGCCATCAATATACTCGCTGTGGTTTTCATCTACTTCATTTGATAACTGCTGCAGCTGTTTCAAACGTGGAGTAGATAAATGTTCTGAGCTAATGTTTTCATTACCCAGGTTGTTGCCTTGTTTTACATGAGCAGGCATATTGCTCGTTACTATACTTATATCATTAGACATAGAACGTTCTCCTTTTTTATCTAATATTAATATTATGCTGACCTAAAATTTATTCGGGTCAACTCCGTACTTTTAACACCAGGTACATCTATACCAGATGCTATAAGTTCTCTGTAAGCGGTTGCAGACACGCGCTTTTGCAATAACTCAAACTGATTAGTTTTAGTTACATGCTCATGCAATTGGTCCCAGTCCTCTACAGTTGGCACAATCTCATTTTTAAGTGAAATTGTACAAATATCATTAGAGATCTTGTCGAGCCCTTGCTCTTGCATCCTAATTGATATTTGACTTTCTAGCTCGCGTTGTTGTGATTTAAGAAGTTTTTCTTCTGATTGCACAACTTTAATTTGATTACGAACTTTAGCTGTTTCTGCTAATAAATCATTTAATTTTTTCATGATACCTCCTTTAAGATATGTAATAAGTTTTCCATACGACCTAACTTAGTATTAAGTTTTTTGTATACTTCAGGTTCCCAAGTATTTCTTGCTTGGATAAGTATTGTTTCGGTTTTTTGTGTTTGGCCTGCTCTATATATACGCTGATTAAATTGTTGGTAGTGTTCAGCATTGTACGTAGGCGAACACCAGATTACAGTGTTTGCACGAGTAAGTGTTAAACCATGAGAAGCTGATTGTGGATGACAAAACAACACACGTATTTGACCTGCTTGATATCTAGCAACTATATTTTTACGTTTTTCTGCTGGTACTGTGCCGTCAATAATGTCATATGTAATACCTTCTTTGTTAGCTAAATCTACTAGCGCGTCACGTTCGTGCTTCCAATTGAATGCTACAAGACTATGTGCACGTTGTGCTACAAGAGTCATGACTATGTCGTAACGTTCTTGGTGTACAAACTGAACCACACCATCTTCGTCGTACACGGCGCCTGTCACAAGTTGTAACAGCTTTTTGACACGAGCAGCAGCGTTGATTGCATTAACTGTGCCTGATTTAGTGTACAGGACTGATTCTTCAGCTAATGTCTTATATTGTTTTTGTATATTAGGAGTTAGTTTTGTATTAATAGTACGTACAATATTGTCTGGTAGATCTATACAATCGGATAAAGCAAATCGTATAGATATGTCAGATAATCTATCTGCTATAGTTTCTTCTATACCAGGTTTATCTATCCATTCATTAGCAAAACCATTAAATTTTGGTGTACAAGCTTGATGTCTAAAAGCATAAAATCTTGTACCTAAACGTTTACCATTATCTATTAAGTAAGTTGGATGCCAAATATCTAAAATAGTATTACTGTTAGGAGTGCCTGACATAGCAATTCTATTTGTAAAATGTCCAATAATTTTTGCAAGATTTTTACTACGTTTAGCTGTGCGATTTTTAAAAGCTGTAAACTCATCAATAACAATATTATTAAATTGTTTACAATATTGTGGATTTTTTTGTAAAAAGTTAACAGCTTCAAAATTAGTTATAACTATATCAAAGCTAGTATCTTTAAATATTTTTTCTCTATTTTTTGCATAGGCAACTCCATATGTAAGTCCAGGGGTAAATTTATGTATGTCTTCTCCCCATGCGGCTTCAAGAATAGAAAGAGGAGCAAGAACTAACGTGCGACCTCCGAGTGCAGCATGCGCATCGAGCACAGCTCGTGTTTTGCCAGTACCAGGATCTGATGTAATTAAACACTGTTTGGTGTTTATAATAAAATCAGTTGTGGTTTTTTGATGCGCGTAAGGCGCAGGGATATTATTATTTATCATCTATACTCCACCATTGCGTTCGGTGTTATTTGGGTGAACGCTTATGTAATGTTAATTATACTTAACTTATTCCCCATTCACAATGGGGTTCTTGACCTTTACCAAAAGAACACCACCTACAGTTATATGTACTAGGATTTGGTGGAAATTTAGTAGCAGTAGTCATAGTTATTGCTCGCTCGTGTAGCTTAGGCATAAAAAGCATAGCTTCATCTCGCGTATATGTTTGTTCCATAGTTGTACCATGGTCTAAATACCAAAGTTCTGTGTTTAATATTTCTAAGTCTGGGAACATAAAGAAAGTACTTATTGCATATATTAAAGCTTGTTGGCTGTGCGCAATTTCATTGCCAAGTTGTTTACCTGTTTTGTAATCTATTACACGAGCTGATGTATCTGTTTCTTGTACGAATGCATCTAATTTAACTCGTGCCCAAGTATCAGGAGAAATCCAACCTGTTGGTTCCCAGGATAAGGTAAACCCCCATTCTCCTTCAGTTTGGACTTTTCCATCTGCAAAAAGTTGTTTTAGCTCTAAAAATTTTTGTGAAAATTTCTTGAGTGAATCTGGTAATTCAGACATTTCGCTACGTACATATTGTTCTGCTTGATTATGTATACGTGTACCGCGTTCTGCTGCAGGTCCGTAGTCTTCTTGCACACGTTTTACTTTAGAAATGTAAGTGCGATAAGCGCAAGATTCAAAGGTTTTTAAGGCGGAGTATGACCATGCAGGTACTAGCCCTAGTTCGATATCCTCCGTGACCTCAACTGTTGCTATTAGGTCTGGACGATTGGGTTGCGTTAGATTGTCCATTATCTAATAAGTTTAAATCCCTTTCGTCAAAATGTTCTTTTATTAACTGTTGTAAAACATTATTATCTATTTTCCATGTCAACACAACCCCACGGGGTATACCAGCTGCACGATCTTTGCTAATACGTTTACGTGCAGTCTTAATATTTAGCCGTGACATACGTTTAGAAAACTCTCGTTGTGATAAAGTATTACGACTATCTGTAAGTACATCGTATACAACTTTAAAGTGAGCTAAAGGTATAACTTGTTCTTGTCCTACACCAGCTAACCAATCTTTAAGATATCTTTGTGCTGTACTAATACCACCTGCGTCAAATGTATTTGCAAGTGGTATATCTAATACGTCTGCAAAATATTCAAGGTTGCGTGTACGTATTGCATTTGCAAATTCTTCTATAATAGACATAGATACTTCTTTCATTTCTTTTTTTGCATCGTTTTCTAAAGCTGTATGCGCCATACGTGCATCAACTTTAAATTTTTGTAATATGCCTGCAACAATATACAACTCTGGTTCTAACGTATTTAAATTTTGTAATAATTCTGGATGCACTTCTTCTATTTTTTGTTCTTGTCTAGGAGCTACGTTGTATCTTCTATCGCTGTCTTCTATCTTGACTGCATCTGCTCTGTTTGTAAGAAATAAAAAGTTTGTAAAAGAAGGTAATTCTATTTGATTAGTACGCATTGCACGTATTGTAAGATTAGGTTCTGTAATTTGATGTTTAAGTTTATCGGCCATACGCCCTACAGATCCTGAATCAGCCATACGAAACTCATCAACTACTAAAAACAATGCTGTTCTCATATATAAATTAAATTGTTCTTCTATATTTTCTAATGCTCTCATTGGCGTTTGCATTTCACCAAATAAAGGTTTAAGTATTTTATGTACAAACAAACCTTTACCAGTGCCTGGTATACCTGTAAATATCCAAGCAGTCATTGTTTTCTTTTTGTATTGGTATATATAAGCTAACCAATTTATAAAATGTTCAAATTCTGGTTTACCGTTACCAAGTGCGTGCATTATAAGTTTATAAAAATTAGGTGCAACTTTTGCTATTTGAATTGCTTCACCGTATGAAAGTTCTTTTACATTTTCTTCTGCTCGTAACATGTAAGGTGTACGTCTAAATAAATTTACTGAATATGGAACGGTCTCCAAGTCCACACCTTTATCACTGCTTGGATCAAAAACAACACGAGCATCTGGAACAAAATCCATGGTAGGGCGACCATGAGACTTAAGGAAATCATTAACACTGCTTTTAGCGGTGGGCGTGAGCGGGTACTCATCGTCAAATTGTTGTTTTGTTTCATCATACACTCCGTTGTAATATGTATCTGTGAAAAAATCACGTAATACGATTGGCTTCTTTTTAGATTCTGTATCTATCTTATCTGCAAATATTTCAAAGATACTGCGATAAAAATCAGGATCTGCTTTTTCTATTTCCCAAACAGGTTCTCCTTTAAAGTTGTACATGTAATGTGGGTTAGTCAATACAAAATAATATGCACCGCTGTCACCATTGTTTACATTACAGTTAACAAAAGGTTCGGACACACGAGAGACCTGGATGGTCATTTTGTCTGGGTTTTGTAACACCTCATGTGCTTCTCCTGAGACGTTGACCGTAGTTACTTTACCTACTCTTTTTGGAAGGTTGTTTTTCTTCCTAAGATTATCTTTAATTTGCAAACCAAGGGTGTGTACCTTTTCAGGATTTACACCAATTAAAGAAGAGGAGATCTCAAGGGTTGGCGAACCACGGTCAACCTTAACAAATCTTTCATTCAAGTAAGGATCTTCCACCCCTACAAAAGTAGGAGGAGCTATGTATATTAATTTACTATTATCTGTTACTGAAGGGTCTAATATATAAGATAAACTTTGACCATTAGCTGATAAGGTTATTTGTTCAGCAAGAAAATTGCTGTCATAATTTACCATACGAATAAAGTCTTTTAAAGTTTTTGGATGTACAGGCATGTCTAAAAGAAAGAATAGATGCATTGACACAGTATTCTTTTTAAAACCTAAAGAAGCACTAGCTTGGGCAATGTAACTTACATTATGAAAACACTCTGGTAATTGTAAAACTATTTGTTCCGCGACAGTACCAATACCAACATTACCTGTTTTGTACGGAAGACCGTCTATATCTATTACAAGTAATTCTGTAGTTGCAGTACGATCACACATAAAGGCTCTGGGCTCATCATTAAGTGGACGTTTAAGTAATCCTTTGTGTAAACAAGCTCCAGCTGCGGCTTGTTGTGTAAGTAATTTATATAATTTATTAAAACCTTTTTTGTCTACAGATATATCATAATGTTCAGAACTAAAATTCTTTATAAGTGGATATGGTTTGACTCCCTCTTTTGATATTTCTTTGGATAAAGATTTCTTGGCTTTTAAGAAAACAATTTCCATATTTAAATCTCCTTATCTAAGTATACTTCCTCTCTATCTATACGTACAGATTTATCGGCTTCGAAGCCTAATTTGCATTGCGCAGTTGAGATATTGGTTATAGTTATCGTACATAATTTACGTCCGTTTTGATGGACTATTACACGATCGCCTGTTTTTCTAGTGAGTATTAAGTTTTTATTTGTCATATATCTTACTTACACCACCTTCAGCATCGAGCGGTAAATCGTCACACCATTCAGGAGGTGTACGCATTATTTGGATAATTTTATCCATTGTAGCATCAGCATCTACTTTAGAGCCAATAGCTATAATTTCGTCGTGTACCTGCATGACTAGGTCTACTTCAGGTAATGTTTGTATGTCTAGCATTTGATCTGTAATAACTATACGAGCAAGTGCTTGAACTACATTTTCTGTAACTCTAGGGCCGTGTGTGCGTATAAAAGTACCTTTGTTAGTATCGTACACAAATTGGCCTCCTTGAAAACGCAGTTCTGGATATTTAAGTGACATATTGTTTGGTAACTCAAGAGCTTTTCGGTTAATAGTAAGAGGTCCATATTTTAAACCTACACCACGTGGGTTTACCATTTGGAAAAGTGCATCTTTCATTCCGGACCAAAGTCGGGGAATGTTGGGATACATACCACGATACTGCATAACAATGTTTTGTGCTACAGAATCGGATATATCAACAGAAGGAGAACCAGTTTTAAGTGTTAGTTTAAATTTATCGGCTCCCATTCCATACCCCAGACCGAGTATAGCTGTTTTACCTACATATCTTTCTAGCTTATTATCTTTCGTAATTGTACGACCATATATCTGTGAAGCAAATTCACAATATACATCACGGCCTGTGGCAAAAGCTTGTACGAGTTCGTGTTCTTTAGCCAGCCAGGCTAGCATACGTGCTTCAATGTTAGACAGATCAGCTATGTACAGTCGTTGTCCTTCAGGGGCCATGATTGCACGTCTAAGTGTTGATCCTCTTGGCAGGTTTTGCAGGTTAATTTTGTCTGAGCCACCAAAACGGCCTGTATGTGCAGCATAGTAACGCAGTGGTATGCTGAATGTACCGTCAGGGTTGGTAGAATCAATAAATCTTTGAGCACGAGTTTCTTCAATACGTGACTTTACCAGCTCCCTGGCTTCCCATATACACGAATGTTCTGGATACATGTTGCACATTTGTATATAAGCGCTGTCGTTTTTACCGAATGCAGGTATTTGTTGGCCTGTTGTAGGGCTTTTTTTTGTAGGCACTACAATATCTAATGATTCAAGATGTTCTTTGAATTTAACCTGTGAAGCAAGAACTTCTCTTGTACAACCTGACAGCTCGATGGCTTTTTTTGTGCGAGTTGCTATTTCGTCTTTGTAAGTTGTCAATAATCCACGGTCTAATATAAGTTTTGGTTCTACAAACATACGTACAGTAAGGTCAATAAGATGCAATTCTTTGTCCGGATAATTACGTGCATAGCTTTGGAAGAGCTCGTACGTCAAGTCGACATCTTGTATACAATATCCGCCTATCTCTGCGTCAAGGTGAGGATCTAAATCACGCACGCCTTTAGCGTTAACTAATTCTTCACCCTTACGTAAATCGGTTCGAGATGGGAATTCACGCACGACGCAATCTTTCAATCGAGCAGACATATTTGGATACAAACCCCGACTCATGGCCGCAGTGTCGTAGTAATACGCAGGCTTGTACCCAAAATATTGTGTAAGAATATAAGCGTCAAATAATGTATTATGGCAAACGACTGCAGTATTACTCCAATCAATTTGTTCCAAAACGGAGGGGGTCTCATCTTCTGAGTACCACTCGGTTTCATTATCTTCAACCTTTATTCCTACGCCCCAAACTTTAAAATCTGTGTGGTTAATGTATTGAACTGTTGACATCTTAGTAAGCGACAGTTGCACATCGTAATAAGTTTCGAAATCTAAATAAATTTTTTGCATTAGAGTTCCTCCTTGAACTTTTGCATTTTTGTGCACCAGTCTTCGTACTCGCTACGTTTTGCACGTTCCCAACCAATTTGCTTGCTGGTGTACATAGTGTAAGCTACTGATATACGGACGTATTTCCATTGTATATAAGGTAAATCGGTTGGATCATTGTATGTATAAGGATGCACAGGATTGCGTTTTACATATACATACTTGGGTGGTGTCATTTAATTACTCCTTAATTAGTTGACAAAAAGGTATTGTGCCTTTATGACTATAGATGTTACCTAATTTTGGGTAACATAACAACTAAAGGTGAAATTATGGCAACTTTTACAAGTGACATGGTTAGTGGTAACCAATCTTTCAAACCTTTTCCAAGTGGAAATGTAGGTGTTAGAAAGGGAAAAATCACAATAACTGCAGCACCAAACGCAGCTGATGTATACCAAATGGTAGATGTTTTTGCTGGTGAAACAGTTCATGATGTAATACTTAAGTCTAGTGATTTAGACGGCGGAACAGCCCTTGTGTGGGATGTTGGTGACGGCACAGATCCAGATTATTACATTGATGGTTCAACAGCAGGTCAAACTGGTGTTAGTGATGACCAAGATGCAAACGTAGCGCCAAAAGAGTACACAGCAGATGATACTATTGATATCACTTGCCAAGTAGCTCCAGGCTCTGATGTTGCAACCGGTACGTTAGAACTTTGGGTATATATATCTTAAGTTAAAAACGCATAGCCCAAGCAAACGGGAAGCTGTAACTTGGGCTACACTAATGCCACTCTTTGGCATGTTCAAAAGCGGGTAAGGTTTCATTGCACCGCAAGAGCCTTACTTAATGCTCTTCTCATCTATGTTTCAGAGATACGTAAACGTTTCCAATCTTGACATAGGGTGCACTGTACCAAGCAATCCTAAACTAATTAACTCTCTATCTCCTTCTCATTGCGCGATGGCCGGTCGCATTTCTATCGCGTTCCGCACGTGCTCTGCCAACCTTGGAGGGCTTTTCGTCAAGAGAGTTAAACTTAAAAGCGACGGTTCAATGTGCATTCGGGGCGCGACCCCAGTAGACTATTCGATTACGCACTCTAGTCTGGGAGGTTTCTGGTGCAACCGTCTATCCCGCAGGAAACTTAATGTATATTTACGCCATTACGAGGATCAAAATCTGGATGTTCTCTTACAAAGTCTGTCCAGCTGCCGTCGTAAGCGCATGAAAACATGATGCACAGTTGTACATCATCGGTAGACATAGCATATTTGCTAGCAGTAGGTTCAACACCATGGGTCATGGCTTCTTCACCTATGTCCATCATTGCTGATTTAAGTCTGCCCATATTCATTCCTTGGATATAATTCTTGAAACTTCATTGTTGCTTGTTCATGCGTTAATTGAGTTTCATAATATTTTTTACGTTCAAAATGAACAGCATCAATCCAGTTACTCATATTTGCCTCATATGAAAGATCTGTATTGTATTGCCATTGCTTTTCTTTTACTAATTCCATTAGTCGTCCCCCATTAGTTTATTAGTTAATAATACCTCATTCATTGATTCTTTCAACTCGTCAGGTATTATTTGATCTGGAGTCATACGATTAGCTGGAGCTTTAGGTTTAGCTTTAGCGAACATACGTTGTAAATATTCATCTGGTACAAGATCTTTACCACCAGGCCACTCATCAATAAATCTTTTAAGTGTTGTTATTTTGTCAATATATTCTTTAAAAGTTGCTACATCAGTACCAACTTTCATTTCTATTTCACCTACTGGTGATAATTGTTCACAAAGTAATGGATCAGTAACTAATAAAGCTGAGCCGTTTATATGTGGAGCAAAAACTTTTTTATTCCAACCTTGGTAGTATTCAATACTAAGCCTTGTTGGAGTATAAAAAGGTTTTAAATCTGTCAGACTTACAGGAACATCGCCTTCAACCCAAGACTCTGAAGCTTCTTTTGTTTGATTTTCATTGTATGGATCTGGGTAAGAAGGGTTCCATTCACGTATATAACAATAATTTTCTGATTGTGGTCTATTTGGATTGCATATAAGACCAAGTTCTATTGATGTTTTGACAATGTTCTCACATACATTATGGTCACTATAATAACCACCACTTTTGTATCTAGCTCTAACAGATTCAATAGCATTGTAATGCTCATCTTCTAGCTTGCATAAAGTAGCAAACTCAGAATCATTATCTGTAATAGCATGTATTACTGTGTCAATTGCAGGTTGTACATTGTGCACTTTTCGATATGCAGTATGTAACTGTTTTTGATAATTTTCTGTTATTTGGTCACGTAATGTTTGTGACATTGATACACTAGCCATTGTTTTCCTCCCTTGCTCTTTTTATAGATGCATTAATTAATTTTTCTGCTTCTTCAGAAGAAGGAGCAGACTTGTAAGTTTGAGTTAGAAAATAATCTAACCCAGTTGCTAATACATGCACAGGATCTAAATGATCTAAAGCTATGTCGCTTATGGTATTTAAATCATCGTACAATTGATTGTGAGCTTTTTCTGGTTTACTCATTATTTTCTCCATGTTGGTTCAACTCTTTGCCAACCAGTTTTAACAGTTGGAATTTTGACAGTAAAAGGTTTAGTCATAACAGTTTTGTTTACTTTAGTAACTTTTAGTTTTTCATGCGTCATTGTTTTCTTCATAATAAACAAAACAACAGAAGCAACCAAACCACCGACCATAGCAGCAGCCATGCCACTGAAAGTGCCATAGAAACAAATCATAAGCGTAACTGTAATAAGTACGTCAACAAAAATGTCATGGCCAATTGTTTTACGTCCACCAGCTTTAAGCGCCAGCAAAAGCAGCCCTAGAGCGGACAGTATGCCTACTAGTAACATCATTTCTCCTTAGCCACATTAAGTAGGCCATATATGCAAATTGAATTGCTTCGATTAAAATCCATAATGCTGTTGTAATAGTTGATACTACACTTGCATTCATATTATTCTCCATAGTAAATAAAATACACACCCGAGGCCGACGCCGACACCGAGCAAGATCAACGAATAATGGATACTCGTTGCAAGACCGAATAATAAAAATAGTATAGCTGTGCCGGTCAACACAGATACACCAAACTCACTAATGTATTGTTTACATTTTGATAATTTCTCCATAAGGTGCCTCCTCAGCATTAGTTGTTACCCAAAGAACTGGATAATGTGGTTTATCTCCGAAGTCGTCTTGACAAGCTTCGAGATCAGTAAGATACACGAGAGCAGCAACATCAGGATGATGTTCATTGACATAATCAATAACTGGCGCAAAGCTTGTACCACCACGGCCTTTGTAGGTAACTTTAAGTGGCAACGATTCACGTGTGTATTCTGTTGTTTCGTTTATTTCTGCATCGCATTGTATAAATTGTATACGTTCAGGATTAAGATCATGCAGAATGTACGAAGTTTCTGTAGTGAATTGTGTTAGTTCTTCTTCAGATATAGAACCTGATGTGTCAACAGCAATTGCAATCTGTTCAAGACAAGGATTATGCAAGGATGGCAAATACATACCTTGACCAATAAATCTTCTGTTTGGGCGTTGCCAAGTAAAGTCTGATTTATTGTTAGCACGTAAGAACCTAGCCAACACATTTTTCCAATCAACTTTTGGATCTGTTACATCAGTAACAATAGACTCCATGTTTGCGGACAATTTACCTTGAGCTTTTGCTGCTTCTGCAGCTTGATTGATTGCAACTTGCAGTTCAGATTCAATAGCACTTTGTGTTGCAGCTGTACCGTCTGATCCTGCAGCGTCCAGCACACCGCCACATTTACCGGCATCACAAAATTCTGAGTCCCAGCCCGAAGGAGGTTCCGGTAGAAGATTGTAAATTTGCTCGGTAGACATATCAATGTACTGATCATCTACAAGTCCGCCTTTCGGCAGAATAAAACCTTCTGCAATCAAATGATTGTTGATTGCGTAATCAGCCGCTACATTCCATTTATGTGGGTTACGTTCTTGTCTACGCGTGTGGTGCATAAGAACAAGATGCATAACTTCGTGCGCTAGAAAGCCCACACGTTCTAGTTCTGTAAGCTTTTCAAACCATTTAGGATTGTAAAACAAATGCTTACCATCTACAGCGCCTGTCTGTTCTTCCCACTCTGTAGGTATTTGTCGCAGGCACAAAGTACCAAAGAACGGACTGTCTAGTATCAGACGAGATCTAGCTTTTACAAATAATTGATTCATTAATCATCTCCAAGTAGTGCATCTTCAAGCAATGTTTCACGTAAACCTTGTAATTCATTGTCTGCAATCTCTGCAAGCTCTTTACGCCTAGCTGTACGATCGTCTGCTTCGTGCATTTTTGTAAGTTTTTCTTGTGGAACAAGATCTTTGATATAAGGAGCAGCTTTAATTAGTTGATTTAAAGTACTAAATCTGTCCATAACATCCTCTAGTTTTACTGTTTGAGCTTTCATCTTGTCCCATCTTTTGTCATTAAAATCTTTGACTTGCATAGCTTCTACAATTGTAGGATCTGTTGGTTCAACTTTAAGTTTCAAAGTACCATAATCTACAAGAAAACTAGGCACATCTACAGAACCACAAGGTACAGTAAAAGATTCTTCATCTTTATATTCTTCACCATGGTGGTCTTTCTTTATGATATTAGCTGTAAGTCTTACATCATCAACAACTTTTGTTGGGCAATCATAACCCCAAATAGTTTTGAACATTTCTTGTGTTCGATTAGATTTATCTATTACGCCATGGTCATTAAGAACTTGATAACCATCGCTTGGATAATCTTTTGTAGGGTTAGCTGCTTTGTACTTATTTTCAGCATTAGTAATAATATCGCGTTTAAGCTGTTCAGATAATCTAACTGTTTTCATATAACCTCCTATAAAACAACATTAGCATTGTCAACGATCCACTTACGCACATCGTTGTGTGATTTTAGTTGTCTGTCTTTTGCTAGACAACCTTTGACTAGTACAACCTGGAACTCAATAGGTATTCTTTTGTTAAGCTTCATAATGTTCTCCATTTTGTCATCCTCCGCTCTAGCTGCAATAGCAGTAGATAGAGCATATAATAGTGCTGGATTGTCATCTTTTTTGTACGACAATGGGTCTTCAATAAGCATATCAACATCAGGCAACTTATTAGCAATTTCTTTGAATGCAACAAACTCACCAGCTGGGCCATCACCAACAAGTGATGAAACACCAAAGAACAAACGTTCTGGATCTGTGTTGGCTCGCGCCATTTTTTTGCTGACCATTGACCAAGCACGTGGCGTTGGGAATGCATACTCATCTGCATTGAAGTTAGATAACAAGTTAGGTCTATATTGAATGAATGAGATAACATCGGTATCTAGTTTGTTTTGGTATGCCCATTGTACCCAGTCATCGAGCGACGGTTCGAGTTCATAGTGAGCAAGCCTGTTACGAACTGGGCTCGGCATTTGATAAACAGCTGCTGCATCAGTTAGTCTGTTGCCAGCACATACAATCTGCCAACCAAGTGGTAGCTTGTATTCACCGATTTGTTTAGTTAGCAACAACTGCAAGAAAGCATTTTGTGTTGCTGGTGGTGCTGTGGGCAACTCATCAATGAATAGTATGCCACGGTCCCCGTCTCGTTCTGCGATAGGGAAGACGTCAGGCACAGCCCAAGATGTAAATCGTTTACCAGTTTCTTTGAGTTGCTTGATATACGGAATACCACGCACGTCAACAGGGTCGAACAGGTTAGCACGAAAGTCAATGAGTGGGACTCCTAGCTCTTGTGCAACCTGCTCGGGTATCTCAGACTTACCAATGCCTGGGCCACCCCAGATCATAGCTGGGTAGCCAGCATTGATGCAGTCTTTGAGTTCTTCTTTTAGTTTAATTGGATTGATTGAATGCATATAACCTCCTTATGTTTACCACGAACAATCGTAAAATACATTTTTGCCTTCTTTAAGCCACTTGAGTGCTTTTTCACAGAACTCAAGGTCTTGGTTTTTATACTCACGCATAGATTCTTCTTGGAACTGATGTCCCCAGAAGAAACCGTCTGGGCAGAAAGGCAAGTTTTCTGTTTTGACTGCGTCTTGTAATTTTAAAATATCTTCTTCAAGTAGCCACAAAATGTTACCACCATTAAAATCAGAGCCCATAACACCCAATGGTGTTTCTTCTCCTTTTTTTGTGTGCCATAGCTCCATCATAAATTGTTGTAGCCTGGCATGTTTGCGCCAATAATATGGAGCTTCTAGTGTATCGTATACATCTATTGGCTCTACGTTGTCTGCTGGCATTGGTTCTTGATAACCAGCGTGTGCATCTAATCCCATAATTTTCTCCTATATAAATTTATAAATTGTACTTGCTTCAACTGCCTTACCGCAACGGACACGGACCTTGCCCCGCCTGGACCAACCGGATCCATACGTTAACTTGACTGCCTTACAAAACCTGAACGAACCTCTCGCCGCCTCAACATAAATCACCACAACTGCCAAAACTTACCACAACGTCTTTAACCTCACCTCTCCAAGCCACAACTGCCTAAACGTACCCCAGCTAACCCGGACTCACCGCTTTAAACGCGACCGTGCCATAACTGCCTTAAGATACCGGAACATACGCCACCCGGCCTGACCTGAACCAACGCTAACATAACTTGACTGCCTTACAAAAACTTACCTAACCGGACCCCGGCTAACCCGAACTCACCGAACAAAACGCTACCATAACTGCCTGAACCTACCCAAACGAACCTCTCGGCGCCTCGACGTACTAGACCGAACCCTAACTGCCAAAACTTACCTGACACGTACCCCACGCCACCAAACGGTGCCATTCCGCAACTGCCTAGCTTGCTTTACGCAAAGATTTTGCTTGTTTTTGTATTGGCTTTTTAGCTGCTTTTAGTGCTTTTTTAGTAGCACCGTAAAGAAGCTGCATAGCCATAAGCTGGTCTTCTATTTTAATTATTTTTTCGCTTAGCTGTTCAAATATTTGAGCAGCTAACATGTTATCTGACATAGCATCAGGCACATGCACAAATTGTTTTGGACCATCTTCGGTTGTACGCACACTTATAAAAGCGTTAACTGTACGATCTTCAGTTGGTGTAATAGTTACTTTAGCCTTTACAATTAGTTTGTTGGCTTGATGAAGCCGCCACTTAGCAGCAGCTTCATCGTTATCCCAATCAAAGTAATTGTGCAAAGGACTTTTTTTGAATTTTGCAGCTTTTAAAACGTTTGCGGCTGTTAGCTCGCCATACTTAGCTTGTATATTCAATAGCTCTTGCACTAAATCCATATTATGCTCCTACTTGGAATGTACCAAAAGTACCGTTCTTTTCTGGTCTCCATTCGCCTACGCCAACAGTTTGACCACCATGGTTTAACAGATTAGCTATTTGATCAATAGTTATTCTGTCTGCATCGTATCTGATGCTTAGATCTGCGGACCAGTCTTTGAACTCTGGTCTAAATCTTAGATCTTTACCTGTTTTAACATTTACAGGATCTTGTCTCATGACAGGCTTTTTACTCTTAAGTTGTACACATTCACCATCTGGTGCTGTAGGCAACACGAAGAATAAAGTTCTTGCGTCTGTCATTGCAAGTCCTATACCTTTACCCGCTCTGACTGCACACTGCTTGAATGCAGATGCTGGAAAGCCAAAAGAACCATTAGACTGTCCGTATGCGGACTTAATGAATTCTTTTTTAGGATCAATAGCCGTACGAGCTGCGTTGACTTTCGTCTTTTTACCAGCTCTTACATCTGCCATTTCCTGGATAACAGTTTCTTTCATCTTATTCTGAATAAGAGGAGTCAATCCTGTTACCTTTAAGTTCACCGTTTGAAAGTTCGGTGCGTTTATTACAATATTTTTATTAGCCATAATAACCTCCTATTGGTAGCTAAATGGGGACCGAAGTCCCCGGTTAGTTTACGCAGCTGAGAATACATTTTTAGTGTGTTCTTTGGTTGCGTTGTTGAGCTCAGTGGCAACACGTACAGATGAATCTGCATGCTGTTTGAAGTTCCACTCAGCAAGTCTTTGCTGTCGTCTTTCAATCTCGTTTTGAACACGAGCATCTTTGAGACCAAGATCTTGAAGACCAAAGTTCTCACCGACCAGTCCGACAACTGCAGAGAGCATTCTTGCTTTACGACCGAGACCGAACATCTTGTCTTCACGTTCAATCAACCATGTAGGTAAATCGTCGTTTGGATTGGCTGCTTCAGTTTCTTCTTTGTATTCGTAAGCAATAGATGCAAACTCTGCCCAAGTCCTGGTTGTCAACTGTAAAAAGTTGATACCAGTTGATTGCGGGTCTGTTTCTAACAATGGTAAAAGACCATCTGCAATTGTTTGAACCTGTTGAAGATAATAATCTTCTTCTTTCTTTCGTTGTTCATCGTCTGTTGCATTGAAGGTCATAGCTGTATTCTTTTTAGATTTGAACACCTCCATGATACCATCGACTCTTGATTTCTGAGCAAGTGGTTTGCCCTCTCCATCAAGTGCATATTTTCTGTAGTAAAAATCAGGCAAGTGCACAGGGTCCTGTGCTGCTCTGATCTCACTTCCAATGGGATCACCATTGGTATCTGGTTTCCACGCAGACTCTGGTGTTTTTTGGTCAGGCAGGAGTTCTCCTGTCTCACCGTTTGCCATGTCTACAACCTCTGGTCCCAAGTCACTTGGGTCAAAATGATCTGCCATAATTACCTCCTTCTGGCTTTAGTTCTACTCTTCTGATGAGTTCTTTTAGATACTCACCAGAATTCACATAATCAGCTCGCGCACGCATTTCGCTTGCTTCGGCTTTTTCAAGCACCTCGTTGGGTACATGTACTTCCTCCATATCAACCTCCTTGTATAAAATGGAAATGCTCGGCTTCTCATCCGAGCGTGTGCTTTCGGTAACAACCCCCATGTGCCTAGCTCACATGGTAGCTACAAGAGTTACGCTATTGGTAACTCTTGTTGAACGCCATTGCTGGCTGTTGTTTGTGCTGAAGTGTCCTTCATCACAATCTCTCTCATGAACACAGGAACGAAGTTGCCTTGTCCATCAGTTGGAATTGCTACATCCAACCACTGAGTGAAACTACCGTC